ATCATATTAGGAGGTAACTGATGGCCAATACAACTTCCGGCACAGTTACTTTTGACAAGGGCTTTGCAGTTGATGATATAATTGCAGAGGCATATGAACGTATTGGTTCTCAAGTAACTTCTGGATATCAACTAAGATCAGCAAGAAGGTCGCTTAACATTCTTTTTCAAGAGTGGGGTAACAGAGGTTTACACTACTGGGAAGTAGGAGACACAAACATTGATCTTATTGAGGGTCAAGCAGAATACACTTTTTTTAGATCTAGTGATGATGGAACATCTTCAGTAACTGTTGGTGGAACAAGTGGAACCTCTACATTTGGACTTGCAGATGTATTAGAAGCAACCTTTAGACAAAACAGAACTGCAACTACTCAAGCAGATTCTCCTATGACTAAAATAGATAGATCTACGTATTCTGCTTTATCAAATAAATTATCTAAAGGAACTCCTTCTCAATATTTTGTTCAAAGATTTGTAGATAAAACAACTGTTACTATTTACCCGTGCCCAGACTCCACAGCAGCTTCAAAAGATATGCACATCTTTTTTGTAAAAAGAATACAAGATGCTGACTCTACATATACTGATGCAACAGACGTCCCGTTTAGATTTGTACCTTGCATGGTTTCAGGGTTGGCTTTTTATTTAGCACAAAAATTTGCACCAGAAAGAGTGCAAGCTATGAAATTATATTATGAAGATGAACTTCAAAGAGCATTATCAGAAGATGGCTCTTCAACTAGTGTTCATATAACACCTAAAACTTATTACCCAGGAACATAATGGCAAGAGGAAAATATTCAAAAGCGATTTCAGATAGATCAGGAATGGAGTTTCCATATACTGAAATGATGAAAGAATGGAACGGATCTTTTGTACATAGAACAGAATATGAAGAAAAACATCCTCAGTTAGAATTAAGAGCAAGAAGTGCTGATGCTGAGGGATTATTAAATGCTAGAGTTGATAGAACTGAAAATGAAGTTATTGCAATATTAGGTCCGGATCCTTTTGAAACTATATCAGCCTCATCTGGTATAATAAATGTATTTGAAAAATCTCATGGTAGATCTACAAGTGATACTGTTAGATTTAGAGGTGCTCCATCAACTTCAGCTTCATTTAATAACCCTGTGAATTTTGATGGTATTACAGGAGCAAACATAGCAAAGTCCGCTGGTTACTCGATAACAGTTGGCAAACGAGATTCTAGTGGTAATATAACTAACACAACAGATTTCTATCACTTTACTGTAGACACAGATACTGCTACAAGTGGTGGAGTATCAGGAGGAGGCAACAATTGTTCGGCTGGTCCGGCAACGTTGACAGCATAGTATGGCAGGATTAAGTGCATCAGGATTAAAAACACAAATAAGAAGTTATACAGAAGTAGACTCAACTGTATTATCAGACAGTGTATTAGAAAATATTATTTTAAATGCACAATACAGAATTTTTAGAGATGTGCCTATTGATGCGGATAGGAAAACATCCACAGGTAATTTTACATCTGGAACAGGTACTGTAACTGTGCCAGCAGGAGCTGTGTTTATTAGAGCAGTTCAGGTTTATACTGCAACTGGATCTACTTTTACTGGTGCCAATGTATATTTAGAAAAAAGAGATTTAACATTTTTAGAAGAATATATTTCAGCAACTACATCTACTGGAACACCAAAATATTATGCAATGCTAGATACAGGAGCGACTGGAGAAAGCTCATCAAACTCTGGATCTATTATTGTATCACCAACACCGAGTGCAACATTTGCATACAAAATACATTACAATGCAGCACCAGCATTATTAGAAAATGATGATACTAATTATATTAGTATGAATTTTCCAAATGGTCTGCTATATTGTTGCCTAGCAGAAACCTACGGTTTTCTAAAAGGCCCAGCTGACATGCTGCAATTATATGAAAATAAATATCAACAAGAAGTACAAAAATTTGGAGGAGAGCAAATAGGTAGAAGACGAAGAGATGACTATACAGATGGAACAGTCAGAATCCCAGTTAACTCACCTACACCTTAAGGATTAAATTATGGCATCAACATTTTCAGATCTGGGTATAGAACTAATGGCAACCGGCGAAAATGCCGGTACATGGGGGACAAAAACTAATACTAATTTACAAATTGTAGAGAAAGCAATCGCTGGTTACGTAGAAAAATCCATTGCCGGCGGTGCACAAACAACAACTTTATCAATCACAGATGGTGATACGACTGAGTCAACATCTGTTGCAAGACATGCAGTTATAAAGTTAACAGGAACAATTACAGGTAATCAAGTTGTAACTGTACCAGATTCTATAGAAAAAGTTTATATTGTAACTAACGGCACATCAGGTGCATTTACTGTTCAATTTAAAACTGTGTCAGGAACTGGCGTAACTTTTGGTGTATCAGAAAAAACTACAAAATTATTTTATTCAGATGGAACTAATATTGTTGATGCAGGATTTAGTGGTGGAACTGATCTTGATGGTAAAGAATTAATTTTAGATGCTGATGCTGATACAAGTATTACAGCAGATACAGACGATCAAATAGATATTAGAATTGCAGGAGCAGATGATTTTCAATTTACTGCAAATACTTTTACTGCGCAGTCTGGTAGCAGTGTTGTTATACCTGATGGTGGTTTAACTTTAGGAAGCACAGCAGTTACATCGACTGCAGCAGAACTAAATTTATTAGATGGAGTATCAGGATTAGTACAAGCAGATTTAACAAAACTTGCAGCAGTTGATTCAACTGCAGCAGAATTAAATATTGTTGATGGCGGAACGTCAGCTACATCTACAACAGTTGCTGACGCTGATAGAGTTGTATTAAATGACAATGGTACCATGGTGCAAGTTGCAGTTACAGATTTAGCTGCATACTTTGATGATGAAATTACAGCGATGCCTAATCTTACATCGGTTGGTACTCTTACAACTTTAACTGTAGACAATGTAATTGTAAATGGCACAACAATTGGTCACACGGATGATACTGATTTAATTACACTAGCTAATGGTGTTGCAACGGTTGCAGGAGAAATTTCTGTAACAACATTGGATATTGGTGGCACTAACGTAACATCGACTGCAGCAGAATTAAACATACTAGACGGTGATACATCAGCCACATCTACTACAGTTGCAGACGCAGATAGAGTTGTATTAAATGATGGTGGCACAATGAAACAAGTTGCAGTTACAGATTTAGCTGCATACTTTGATGATGAAATAACTGCAATGTCAAACCTAGTGACTACAGGTGCATTAAACAGTGGCTCTATTTCTAGTGGTTTTGGTAACATAGACATAGGTTCTAGTAACTTAACCGCAACAGGGACTATATCTTTAGGAGCCACATCTTTTAATGATAATGCAATAACTAACGTAGGAGACATAGCACTTGATTCTATTAGTGCGGATGCAACAGATATTAACATAGCGGTTTCTGATAACTCAGCGACTGCACTTACAATCAAACAAGGATCAGATGCTTATTTAATTATAGATACGGCTAACAGCAGTGAGTCTGTATCGATAGGTACAGGTATATCAGGCACTGCAATAACTTTAGGTCACAGCACCTCTGAAGTAACTGTAGCAGACAATTTAACTGTTACAGGCGATCTCACAGTATCAGGCACAACAACCACTGTAAACTCAACTACGGTTAATTTAAATGATCATAATATTGTATTAGATACTGGCAATAGTACTTCTGCAGTTATTAATGGTGCGGGTATTACAATAGAGGGTGGTTCAGGTGATGATGCTACATTTACATACAATACTACAGGTCCTAAATTTGAATTAAAATTAGGTTCATCACATGAGGACTTACAAGTTGATCAATTGATAGCAGCATCTCTTGATATATCTGGTAACGTTGATGTTGATGGTACACTAGAAACTGATGCTTTATCAATAGATAGCACAGCTATATCTGCAACAGCAGCAGAAATTAATTTAATAGATGGTGGGGCTACAATTGGAACTACGGCAATTGCTGATGGTGATGGTATTATTCATAATGATGGTGGCACGATGCGTGTTACTAGTGCCGCTACATTTAAAACATATTTTCAACAAGGTATATCTTCAGCAGCAGATGATATATCAGCTGGAGATGCAGCAGTTAATTTAACAACTACTTCTGGTAACATAACAATTGATGCACAGGCTGGTGATTCAGATATTATATTTAAAGGTACAGATGATGCTTCAGATATAACTGCACTAACATTAGACATGTCAGCCGCAGGTGAAGCTATATTTAATGCAGGTATAGTTATTGCTGACGCTGGTAACATTGGTTCTGCATCTGATAAAGATGCAATAGCTATCGCATCAAATGGTGTGGTAACATTTTCACAAGCACCAGTATTTCCAGATGGAAGTATCGCAGTTGCAGATTTAGATATAGATGGCGCAACAGATATTGGTGCTGATATTGTAGATGCAGATTTATTTATAGTTGATGATGGTGCAGGTGGAACTAACAGAAAAGTTGCAGCATCTAGAATTAAAACTTATATTGGTGGTGGCACTTCTTGGCAAGCAGTTAAAACTTCAAACTTTACAGCTTCAGCTGGTCAAGGTGTATTTTGTAATACATCAGGTGGAGCATTTACTTTAACTCTACCTGCCTCACCTTCTATTGGTGATGAGGTTTCATTTATAGATTACGCAGGAACTTTTGACACTAATAATTTAACTATTGGTAGAAACTCAAGTAAGATTCTTGGTGCTGAAGCAGATTTAACAGTTGCAGTAGAAAGGGCAGCCAATACACTAGTGTTCACAGACTCTACACAAGGTTGGTTGTTTAAGTCTAAATAATCATGGCTGAATATAAAGAAGTTATTGGAACGGCAGTTCAAACCGTTGCTGGAGATCCAGATAATCCTGTTAAAGGACAGCTTTGGTATAACAGCACAGCTGGAGAGTTTAGGTATCAAGAAGAGGCTTATGGTAGTGCATGGTCAGCTGTTGCACCTGTAAATACAGGTAGAGCTTTACCTGGTGGTGCGGGCACACAAACTGCAGCTATAGTGTTTACTGGAGAAGGCACAGCTAATACAGAATTATTTGATGGTAGCTCATGGACTGAGGTAAATAATGTAAACACTGCAAGACAAATATTTCAAGGAAATTCTGGAACACAAACATCAGCTTTAGGTTTTGGTGGTTATGATGGAACTAATCCCGTTACTGTAACAGAATCATGGGATGGAACTAACTGGACAGAAGTTAATGATTTAAATACTGCAAGATATAATATTGCAGGATTTGGTGCAGATAGCACGTCAGCTATAGGAGCTGGTGGAATTGCAGCAACTGGAAGAATAGCTATTGTTGAGTCTTGGAATGGAAGTTCTTGGACTGAGGTAAATGATTTAAACAATACAAGAGGACAAGCTGCAGGAGCAGGAATAGCAACAGCTGGTTTAGTTTTTGGTGGAGAAAATCCAGGAACTGCTTTTCTTACAAAAACAGAATCGTGGAATGGTACTAGTTTTACAGAGATCACAGATATGAATAATGGAAGGCATACTCCAGGAGGTGCTGGAACTCAAACAGCTGCATTAGCTTTTGGTGGAGTTGATAATGGTAGAACAGGTAAAACAGAATTATGGAATGGAACTAGTTGGTCAGAACAAAATGATTTAGCTGTTGCAAGAAATACAACTGCACCAGCTGGTACATCAACAAAAGCTTTAGCAAGTAGTGGTGCAATTTCTGGTAATAGTCCGACTGACTCAGAGGCATGGAACGCAGGTGTAGCTATTGGAGCATGGGTTAGTGGTGGAGCTTTTAGCACTGGAAGAGGTGATTCTGCAGGATTTGGAACACAAACAGCTGCTTTATTTGTTGGAGGTCTAAATCCAGGAGGTTTTAAAGCTTTAACAGAATTATATAATGGATCTGCTTGGGCAGAAGTTAACGATTTAAACACAGCTAGACAGGCTTTAGCTGGAACAGGTACAACGGATGGAGGTCTAGTTTTTGGTGGACAATCCTCTCCCCCAGCATCCACTGGTATAACAGAATCATGGAATGGATACACTTGGACTGAAGTAGCAGATTTAAACACAGCAAGACAAAGTTTAGGTAAACTAGGTCATACAAACACAGCAGCATTAGCTGTTGCAGGTGGAACACCTCCTGTAACTACTAATTTAAATGCAAATAACGAAAGTTGGAATGGTTCTAGCTGGACAGAAGTTGGAGATGTAAACACTGCTAGAAGATCACATGCAGGAATAGGGACTTCAACAGCAGGTATAATAACAGGTGGAGTTGCTGCAAATCCTGAAGGCACAGGAGGTCGTACAGAACTTTGGAATGGATCAGCTTGGACAGAGGTCAATGATTTAAATACTCCTTCCATGGGTAATGGGCCAGGTGAATCAGGACAAGGAACAAGCACTGCTGCATTGGTTTTTGGTGGATCTGGGCCAACAAGAAAAGAAACAGAGTCTTGGAATGGAACAAATTGGAGTAATGAAAATTCAATGAGCACAGGTAGAATCGGTACATCAGGATCAGGAACTCAAACTTTAGCTTTAAATTTTGCTGGAGAACCTTTTTCAACAGCAACAGAAGAATGGAACGGAACAGGTTTATATATAGAAACACTAACAACAACAGAAGATTAAGGAGGACAACTATGGCAAAAACATATCAATA